CTCTGATGCTGGAAACATAACCAATCTATTACCAACGTAGTCACACATCTCACCATCAATCATTGTACCACCAGACCACTCTTTTTTCCATCCCATATAAGGATAATATATCATGGTATAATCACCATCGTCATGATGTAAATGTGGTTCAGTACCAAAAGTGTGTGAGTTCATATACACACGGTCAAAGTTGTGAACATCATATGTATCTTCTAATTTAAGTTTACGTTTGGCATTATTCCAAATCGGCAACAACCATTCAAAGCCATTATCATTAACTTCATCTACATTATGGCCACAAAATCTGTGCCAATGTTTGTTTGGTTTTCCAACAACAGAAGAATAATTATACTCCCAAGAAACTGTTCTCATTTGTATGTGAATCAATTCTGCATAATGTTGTTCTACTAACTCATCTATAATAATCATTTAAACTTCGTTCTCGCCATAATTTCAGTAAGACATGCTAGAGTGTTAATTTCTTGGTCGGCGACAAAAGCTGCTTTATATTGGTACTCACCCAATATAACAACAACATGGGGAATACTAGAGCCATCCACATAATCATAAAGACTATCATAAATAGTCCTGAACAAACGAGCTGAGTCATTATCCAAATTGTCAACAACCCATTTACGAACATTTGTAAACTCCTTCTGTTTCATATAATTCATGAGTTCTTTAATGTTGTCACTCTTCATATCAACAAGAATGCCAGCATCAATTTTCCCAGAGACAGAATATCTCTGAAGTTCATTTATAACCCTACGCCAATCGGGAAAATGTCTTTCAACAATTCCAGCAACAGCCTTGGGTTCAAACTCAACACCTTCTGTCTCTAGAATATTTAGAGAGTTCTGAAAAAAGTCATGAGCAAGTCGTTGTTTTTCTTTTTTAGGAATAGAAAAATCATACGTTGGACATCTTGAAATCAATGCTGGTATAATACGATTGACATAATTACAGGTTAGAATAAACCCACAATTGGCACTGAACTCTTCAATAAATCCACGCAATGCTGGTTGCGTGGATTGTGGATTTAGATAGTCTGCCTCATCAAGAATGAGATACTTACGACCACCATGAAGAGATACAGTAGAGGCAAAGTTTTTGACTTTGCTCCTCAGAACATCAATACCAGATTCTTCTGAACCATTGATCATCATGTAAGATAGATCTAGTTCATTAAGAAGTGCCTTTGCTGCTGTAGTCTTTCCAATGCCAGGACCACCAGCAAATGTGACATTAGGAATATTACCATCTGTCACAAACTCTCTCAAAGTATTTTTCAGATTAGTCGGTAATACACATGCGTCAAGATTCGTTGGTCGATATTTTTCAACCCACAAAAATTCATCCATAATAAAAACTCCTATTAGGAATCAGATTTAAAATATGATTCTGGTTCAAGAGCTATAAAATATTCAATATCTACATTTGTGTTTTTGAAATGACTAATTCGTTTAGATGACACACTTACATCATAAGTTCCGGGCAGAAGTTTCAGATTTTCAACCTTGAACCAAAACTTGTAGTCTATGTCATCAGTTCCATTCACTACCTCAGTTGAATAAGCATTAGCAGTATCATTTTTCTTGTCAGTGACACGTAAACTACCACTTTCCAATACCATGTCAGGTGCACCAATAACTGCTGCAGCTTTCTGGACATTAGAAAGAATATCACTAGAAAGAGAAAACTTAACTTCACACTCTGGCATTTGAATATCTTTTGTTACACTAGTAACAACGGATGGATCAGAATACCAATACTTCAAACTACTATTCGAGCCCTCAGAACGCATAACCACAAAGTCATCCTGAAAATCCATATCTGGTGCAGTAAACAAAGACATACCAGAAAGAAATTCATTCAAATCATAAATTGCAATATCTCTTTCAAAATTTTCTGTCACAGTTGACTTGGCCACAATATTTTTCATCGCAGACATTGT